GATGCTGACGTATCGGTCTTCACGATCATCCCGCCGCTGCCGGTCACGCGCGACGTCCCGCTGACTGAGCGACTTGCCGCGTTCAAGGCCGTGAAGCAGAAGATCCGCGACCTCTGCCGGCCGTAGTCATCGCACAACACAGCCTCAGACCAGAAGCTTGCCTAGGAGCTTCTGCGGATCAACTCCAAGCGCTTTGGCGTACTCGATGAACTCCAGCACGTTGAGCATGCGCTCTCCACGCTCGACGTAGCTGATGAAGTTGTCGCTGCGCTTCAGGCGGTCGGCGAGTTGCTGCTGAGTCAGCCGGGCCTCAAGGCGCGCTTCCCGCAGAATCGTTCTCAGTCTGTCGTGCCGGCGGCTGTAACGCTGCTTCAATCTCTGGCGGTCCCATCCAAAAAGACCGCCGCTGATAACCCGCCAGTAGGTGATTCCCAGAATTGGGGAACTGTGCTGGTGTGGCAAACTGCCGGAATCAACTAGGGAGGGAGCAGTCAATGACGCGACGCAGCATACCCGGTCAGCTTGATCCGGAAAGCGACGACGATCTCAAAATGGCGTTCGAGTTAGTTACCGAAGGACTGCGGGTCGCAGATCTCGAAAAGGTCGACCTAACGCTGCTACTCGATGCCGCGAACGTCGCCGCGAGCCTGCCAATGGAATTCGGGGATAATCGGGATGCTGTGGCTCAGTACATCCTCGCCCTGGAAGATCCTCACCGATCCATATTCAAGCATCGCCTCGCCGGCCGGAAAGCGCGGCAGATCGCCGAACTTCTGGAGATGGATCACAAAGAGGTGTGCCGGGCGCTCTCGGTGATCTTCGCGCAGATGCAGGCACTGCTCAATCGGCAGCTTCAATAGCGCGAGTCAATCGATCCCGCGCGTCGTCATCCTGATCGAACGCGGCCTGCAGTTCCTCACGGCTGAGAGCCCTCCCCTCCGCCTGTGCCTGACGGATCGCTGCTGACACCGGGCCGCTCGCATTAATCAGCTGCAGCAGCAACTCAATCCACGCTGCGTTCTTCATGCTCGGCTCCTCAGAAAGGCTTGGACATTGATAAGAATGCTCGTGGCCAGTTGCAGCCTGCCCTCAGCCGTGGATACATCACCCGCCCCGGCCGCTAGTCGAGCAGCATCCAGAGCGGTGCGAATCTCATCGGTGATCTTCAGCACGCGCTGCGCGTCTTCCAAGGCAATCTCATTGCGTTCTAGTGAGACCGCGGCAGCGTTGCGTACAGCAGCGTTCTGACTCGCCGCATAGGCGAGTCGCTCCTCGAACGACGAGGCCGGGGCGAGGCCCAGAGAGGCGCAGGCGGTGAGAATCAGAAGTAAGGGGATGATCGCGAGTTTACGCACTGGGTTTCTCCGCAGAAGTACGTTGACGCTGGAACCAAAAGAACGCCACCAACATGACCAGCTCATTCATGTCGCCAACATCGCCGATGAGCTTCAGCCCTTCGGCAATCTTGATGCCGAGATATCCGGCGATGATGAGAAAGGAGAGGCCAACTTGGGCAAGGGCGGTGATGCGATCATTCATTCGGCCATTCTCCAGTTAGAACCATGTTGGCAATCGTGTCGCCACGGGTCTTGACTTGCGTGTACCACTTTGAATTTTTCAACTCACCGGCAGCGAGCGCCCAGCGCCCTTCATTCATGTAATTGATGAATTTCACAAAGCCACTGAAGCGCTTCAGACCCAGGTTGAACATCAGCTCGGTGACGGCGTTCTTCCGCACGGGATCAAGCCCGCTGAACCATTTGAATTTGCGCGCGTCGGTCAGCGCATCGGAAATATCATTGTCCACCAGGTACTCGATCTCGTCCTCGGACAGCCCCTTTCCATACAGGTTGCGCCCGATACCGACCGTCGGCAGTCCTCTAACGAAGGTGCCCTCACCTATCGGTTTGCCGGTCGCGTCGTCGTAGACGAACTTCCGCTTGTCCTCGTGCTTGGCTAGCTGAGCCCGAAGTCGGGCGCGGTCAATCATGTTGGCGATCCGCGATCCCATCCACGCGTTCGCGGATGTATCGCAGCTCCTCTCGGTTCTCTCTGTGCATTTGAAGCCTGTCTTCGCGCATCTGTGTCAGGGTCTTTGACAGTTCCTCACGTGTAACCGAATGGCGTTCGAGGTCATCGATGCGCCTCACCTGCCGTTTACCTAGCCACGTCAGTAAGGCCATCATTGCTCCAATCAAACCGAGGAGGAGTGTCTTGCCATCCGACAGCAGTTCGTTCATTTCATCGGCTCGTCAGCTAGGGTTGATAGAAATTGGGCGCAGTTCTGGGTCCATGGAGGCTCGTGCTAGACTAGCCGCCTCAACCAATAACACTGCATCGCCATGGATGACATGATCATGCTTACGATCGGCCTGCTGATGTCGCTGGCCGGGATCGTGATGTCACTGCAACTTCTCTTGTTCTCAATCCGCCGTATTCTCAGGCGTAAAGCCCGCGGTGATTGAGGGTGTATATCGCGCTGATTGCTCACGGCCTGTGGATGCTCACGCTCGCCTGGCTCGTGTCGTACAACTACCGCTCCATCCTGAACCCGCTGGCGTACTTCGCGGTGCTGTTCTCGATTCAGACAGTGTTTTCGCCGGCCTTATACGATGCCCTCGGCCTGTTCAAGGACTTCGACGAAGACGCGACCATCAAGACGGTTGGCCTGTGCTCGCTGTACTTCACGTGCATCGCGATACCGTTCCTGAGCGGCCGGCAATCGATTGGCTACACGGTCCTCAACAACCTCGCGAACACCGCGCTGTTGCGTGTGCCACGGCTTGGCAGATTCGTCTACTTCGCAATCGTGATGCAGTTCGTTGCATTTTTTGCGCTGCTGATCATCGCGTCCGGAACCACTGAGTGGATCACCGCACCGCGCACCGCCTACCAGGAGAGCCGTGCCGGCGTGGGCGTCTGGTGGGCTTTGAGTCAATCGATGCTCGTGTTGCTCTTGACAGCCCTGCTGTTCCGTCGTCAGCGCAATGCCTTTTCGACGCTGGTTTTCTGCCTCGTGTGTGCTTGCGGCGCTTACTTCTTGGGCAGCAAGGCTTACATGCTCTACCCGTTCATTCTCGCCGCGTTCTACTACGAGCACACCGTTCGAAAGATCCCACGATTGCTCATGCTCATCGGCAGCCTGTGCATGGTGGCGATCATGCTGGTGTTGCAGATCCTGCAAGGCACGGCCTCCACCATCGTTGATACGATCGCGTATTTCGACTATTTCCCGAACACCGCGATGTTCGTCGCAGATTTCGACGACCGATTCGAGCACACTTGGGGCAGCACTTGGTTGTCCTCGCTGTGGCAGTACGTGCCTCGCGGGCTCTACCCAGACAAGCCGTACATTTTCGGCCAGACCGTCATCATGGAGGTCTACAACCCCGGAGCCGGCGAACGCGGATCCACTCCCGGCATTCTTCCATGGTCGTGGGCCTACCTCGATTTCGGCTGGGCCGGCGTCGCCATTGCAGGACTCATCGCGGGCACCATCTCGAAAGGCGCCTTCACACTCCTGCGCAAACGCACCGACATGATCTCGCTCTTGATCTTCGCGCAGATCGGCACGCTCGTGGGCCTTGCAACGCCCTTCTTTATGGCACCCTTTGTGTTCTTCTGGATATGGCTTGCCGGACAGCTATTTGTCCTGCACTTTGCTGCATTCATCCGGAAAATGCTCGCCAAGTCCACAGCCGGCTTTCATGCTCATGCAAAGTAGGCGACTGTGATTTCAAGCTCGTCGGTGGACGCCCAGGTATGCGGAACTGTCGGCGAGTACGATGCGCCAGCCGCAGTGAATGCAACGACCTCGCTGCCGGTGACGTTGCAGAAGCCGTAGGCAACACCGGTACCTGTGTCGACCGCCCTAGCGGTGTTGGTCATCGTGTGAGTAGCCACAGCGGGGAGCGAGAAAACATATCCCCCCGCCCCGAATGTCGTCGTAGATCCCATCGTGAGCTTGACTTTCACGAGGTACATGTTCCCGGCTTTCATATAGTGGCCGGTGATGGAGCCGTTGCCGAGTGACGGGTTAACGCCCGAGGCAGACCACGTTGGCGTATACGTGAGCAGTGTATCGCTGTTCAGCTTCAGCTCGGATGTGTCGATGTATCCCTGGCTGCCAATATTCTCATAAATGAATCCACTGAAGGCGTCGCGGGGAGGCTTTACGATCGTGAGTCCCTGCGTATTTCGCACGACGATTTTCGTGCCGGATGGCAACGCGACGCTCGTCCCAGGAACAAACGAGTTGCCGACGATCGGATTGGTATGCGAGATCCGGCAGGAATCGAACTCTAACCTGTACCCAAATCCGCCTTCGGTCTTGATCGTGACCAAATTGCTTTGCGATCCAGGGAACGAGACCGTGCACCCGAGAAATTTCACGGCCCCGGTGATTCCTGAGCCCGTGCTGGCATTGTCCACATAAGCCGCACCACTTGTGTCGACAGGCACCGTTGCGGCGTTCGTGAGTAGAACTTGCGACGTTTCGAAGTGGCAGCCGACAAAGAGCGCGCCTGTAATCGGTCCATGCCGAACCGCCACTTGGCTAAATTCAACATTCAGGCCGAAGAACGTAGGCGTATCACCGGTAATGTCGAGCGCGTACTGACCGGAATATGCCCGCCCCCCGACCCACTTTGCATTTCGACAGTGGACCTTGTAGCACGAGACCAGGTACAGGCTGCTTGGCCGATAGATGCACACCTCGTGGAACTCGGGCGAGATCATCTCAGCCGTTGCATAGACGCCGTAGTTCGCGGCCTTGCCGAGAACGTTGCTCATCCGAACACCGCCGGAGTAGTCGGCTCGCACAAGGCACGCGCTTGTGCCGGTGTTGAGATTTTCCAGCACCACGTTGCTGATCACTGGCCCAGGGGAATACGTCGCCAGCGTGCCGCTGGCGTTAAACAGCGGTCCATCGAAACTTCCCTTGACTACGCTGCGCTCGGATCCACCGAACCACTCCGGCGCAGCACCCACCACATCGACTGCACCGAGCGAATCGCTGGCGAGAACGAGGGCCGATGTAATTAGGTAGGTTTTACCATCCCCAAGTTGAATAGATTTTCGGCCACCAGCCGCACGCGCCGAGCTGATGGCGCGCTGAATCGCTGCCGTGTCGTCAGTAACGCCGTCGCCAACCGCGCCATATCGCGCAACATGATAAGGCTCGATTGAGAAATTTGCTGGCGTGACACCCGCGGCAATCTCGGCGTCGGTGCGTACATAAGTAATGTTCGGATCATGAATGGAGAAGCCAATCGATGTCGTACCAATGACGATAGGATTCGCGGTTGTGACCTGATAGAAAGCTCCGTTCCCCACGGTGAAATCGATCGGAATAATCGTGAACTGCACGACATCACGATTCCCATCGAAGTCCTTCGTGCGTGTCCAACTACCCGTGCTAGCGCTGTAGATCCCATTCAGAGATCCCGTGGTCTGTGCGGTGACCAGCACACGATCATTTTCAGCCAGCGCAACCCCGCCCACCGTTTGAAGCCCGGACAGCGTGATATTCGAAGTCGCAACGGCACGCACCGGTGCTTTGACAGCAACGGACGTGCTCAGCCCGTCGAGAATCGACGTTGCAGTGGACGGCATTCACATTCTCCGATCGATCTATTTTGCAAATACATGCCGCTCCCGTAGAGTCCCGAAGGAGACAGGAGACAGGAGACTGGCGATGAAATATCTCTGTTGCGTTGCGCTGTTACTGACTGGCGCTACGCAGGCCGGCGAACTACTACCCGTCCAAGGCGACGAAGCCGAGGCGGTTCAGGAACGGCTCGATGAGTACACCCGCCCCGCGGTGGAGGCCCTAGGTGGGCATATCAAAGTTGAGGCGATCGTCGAAAGCATCGACATCTCAGGCAAAGCCAAGCGGCTATTCCTGGGCCCATTTGCAGGTGACTCGCACATCCACCTGCGCATCCGAATCATCGACGCCGATCACGTCACGGAAACACTAATCGAGGCTGAAGGTGGCAATTGGAAAGGAACCGTACAGTGGGGCCAGGATGGCAACATGCTTGAAGCAGTCGCGATCCAAGCCGCCGAGTTCATCACCAACTATTCGGCGTCTCTCTTGACGACCAAGTAGCGCAGATCCTCGACACCTTCCGGGTCGTACGCGCCAGAGAAGACGTCATACATGAACGATCCGGTGATGCTCAGCTGCCCTGATGGAACCCCGAGCAGCGGACCGGAGGCGCGCAGCACGTCCTTCGCGAGGGCCCCACCATCGACGTCGTCACCTTCCGCGACCGCGGCCCCTGCCTTGTAAGCTTCCTCGCCGGCCTTCCAAACGAGTTCGCCGGCTTCGGCGAGCGGAACTGAGCGCGAAGGAGCATATTGACCGCTAATCTTTCGCTCGATCCCGCTCGCGATGTCCCGAAGGAAGGGGATCGTCATGAATGGATAGAAGAACTCTTTGCGAAGCGCCCAGAGTGCAGCGTCATCAAGGACGCCGTCGTCGTCATCGTCATCCGGAGCTTTTCCGGTCGCGATCTCCCACAGCACCGCGGGAATGAACCACACAGCCATGAGAGTACCGAACGCCTCTGGCCACGACTTCACGACCCCACGCAACTGCACCGATTCGCGAATGCGGTTCCCCATGATGAGCATCGGCCCGAGGAACAGACGAAACGGCTTGAAGCGCGGGTCGCGCTCGAACGCCGACAGGTCTTTGGGCGCGCCGGCCGTCTGCGTCTGTCGAATCGCCTTGTCGGCCTGGCGGATTGATTCTTCTTCTGAAGCGCCGCCCTCCAGGGATTCGCGGTACTTTGCCAGCCAAAGCCCATGCGTGCCCAAGAAATCAGCCCAACGATGCACCGACATTGCCGCCCGCGCGACTTGAGCTCTGATCGACCGCTCACCGCGCAGGCTCGCCATTGTCTCGACTAGGGTCTGATCCATGTTGGTTGCGCGTTGCTGCATGAACTCAGAGCGCTCATGGATGAACTGCGTCATCTGCTTCGGCGAGCGATAGAACTCGCCCAAGCCTTTGAGAATTTGCTTGGGTGAGATACGCGCCGATGCCTGGACCGGAGCAAGCACGAGGTTTCCGAACGCCGTTACCGCGCGGAACCCGAGCGCCGCGACAGCGGTGTTCCGGATCAGATAATCCTGAAGTTTGTCCCACCCGGTCGCTGCCGGGTCGCCGTAATAGTTATCCGCGCGCACGGCATGCCGCACCATTCCCTGTAAGGAGCGATAGGCGCCCTCGCCGATACGATTCTGGATTTGAGCGCGCAGCTCGCCGTCCTCAAGAATGCGCGATGCCTGCAGCAGGAATTCTCGATGTGTCAGATCTGTGATGACCTGATCCATGTGCCGTGTCACCACGCGCTCGAAATCCAGCAGCAAGGGGCGCGCGACTTTCGTACGCACCTTGGTGTGCCCTTTCTTCGTGCTCGCGCGTGTGAAGTTGCCGCCGATGATCTCGCCAACGCTGTCACCAGCAGACTGCTTTTCGCCCTGCGTCGACACTGTCGGGTCGTAGACCAGCGGGAAGTATCCGCCGCGGAACTCCCCATACTTTGTCTGCACCTGAGTCGCCTCGACCTTCTCCGGCGCGAGGCCGCCCATTCGCTTCTGAAAATCAACCACATCGGGCCACAACTGGTCGACTGTATCCCAGACAGTCTGGACAAACTGCCAATCCTGCTTCGTGAGCGCGGCCTTGATCTCTTGCAAGTTCTGGTCGGTAAACTGTTTCGAGCCTTCCTTGGTCCGGTAGCCGCCGCGCTTCAGCTTGTCCATGTTCGATTCGTTGCCCATATTTAAGGCAATCGAGATCAGCGTGCGGCGGTTGAGAGCCCGATCCATCGATGGAATGCGGACCTGCTCCTGCAGTTGCGCCCTACGCTTTTGGTCGATCTTTTGCGCGAGGTCAAAGAGCGGCTTAGCGATTCTGTCGCGTAGCTTCTCCCGTGCATCCTGGGAATCGTTGGCCTGATTCCACAGGTAGTCGTGCCATGGGCCGCTCGTCCCGCCGTCAAGCCATTCGATGATGGTCTCGGGGCGAAGGAAACTGTCCGCGATCTCTTTGCCGCGGTCGGCGAGCGCCGCAAGCTTCTTCTGCTCGAAGCGTCCAAGCGGCGGCTCTCTCCCTTCAGGCAAAGCCTCCTGTACTCGCTCCAACAACTCCGCCTTTGCCTGCTCCCACTCCGCGGCTTTCCGATTCTTCAGCAGCCGATCCTTCGTCTTCGCCAGGTGCTCGATGTTCTTGACCGCGTCGTTCAGGCCCTGAAGTTCGGCGAGCAGCAATTCCTTGTAGGGGGTTTTGCGCGCTTCGTTGAGCAGATGCTCCGGCACGTTTATCTCGCGGCCCGCGGCCTCCTGCTCGGCCACCCACTGGGCAAGTGCGGTGCGCTTCAGGTCGGCGATGTTCGATACTTTCGAGAAATCGAACCTCTCGCGGAGAGCGTCGATCTGCTCCAGGTATTCACCCTTCGCCTTGGCTAGACGCTCACGCGTCGCCTTCTTATCGAAGGTGCGCATGTAGTCGACGATGGAATCAATCTCGCCTCGCGCTGCTGTCGCTGTCCGAAACAGTTCGTGGTTCAGAATCTGTCGACGCTTCTCAGCATATGCTTCGTCGTACTTTCCTTTTGCGGCGGCATCGAACGCCTTGCGTGCAGCCCTAGCCTCCGCGAGGCGATACATATTCGGCTGAATGTCACGAACCTTCTTCCCTTGAATAATTCGCTGGACGGCGGCCTTGATTGCCTTCAGTTCATCAACATCTGGCAACATCGCTTCGTTGACTTTGCGAGCCTGGAGATGCGATGCTTTTTCATCGCGCGCGGCCTCCTCTCTCGCGTTCTCTCTGGCCTCCAGCGCAGCGTAATACAGTTCACGATTGAGCACCTCGATGCGCTTCTGCTGGACCGCATCCTCAATCTTGCCCTCGGACGCAAGATCAAATGCTTTCTTGCTGGCGCTATCAGCCAAGCGCCGATAATCGTTCGCGTCAGCGTCCTTGTTCAGACTGACCTGCAGTGCCGCTTCGTCCCGAATCTGCCGGATCTGCTCCTGTGATAGAAGGTTCCCGTAATTCGCTTCCCGGGCTTGAGCGCGCTCTCGGCGGGCCTGCTGTTCGGCCGCTTTCACAAATGGCTTCACTTCGCGCCGCTTGCGGTTTAGGGCCTTCAGTTCCGCGGCCATGACCTTGGCGCGAGCCTCAGTGTGAACCGACTGCATCGCCTGCTCGGCGAGAGATCCGTCCGTAAGCATGTCGCCGTACTTCTCGCGCATGCGAGCATCGGCTTCCATCTCGATCAGCTGATTCTTCGGCCTGGCGTTGGCCAGTGCCTCAACCAGCGCATCTCCGGAATCGAAACCAAACATCGCTGCGGCAACGTCAGCGGATAGACCATCTTTCGCCGTGAGACCGCGCGGCAGCCTCTTGAGGAAGTCTTTGCCATACTTGTCGACCAGTGCCTGCTTGTTGAGCTTCGCTGCCTGCACGCCCTCAGGAAGCGGGGAGCCGTTCGCATTTGTGCCCTTCTGAAGGAAGGCAAAGACTCGATACACTGGCTGTTCGTTCACTTCGTCAGTGACCGCATCGACCATCTTGGCGCGCTCTTCCTTCCACCATGCCTTTTGCTCGCGCGAGAGCTGCTTCAGCGCGCGGTCCGTCATCTCGGTGACCGCTTCCTGGTGTGCGCGAGTCGCGATGTCCTTGTAAGCCGCCCATTCCTCGGGTGACATGCCTGCTTCTTCGGCCGAGGTGAAAACGGGCGCGTAGTTCTGCGACTCCTCGGCGGCAGCGATCTCCTCATCGGTGGCGACGATGCGATCCATCACGCGGCGGACGTCATCTGTCAGATTCACATTGAGACGGGCGAGCGTCTTGTATACAGACACGAGCCACGCACGAAAGCGCGCGAACACTGATTGCATCTCGACCGAAGGAGACTTGCCCTCGCGCAGGTATGCTTCGAACCCGCGGGCCCACTGCTCGTGCTGGTCGACTCCGATGCTGGCGCGATCCTTCACGCCCATCCATTTCAGGACGGCGGCGAAGTCGTCTTTGACCTGTTGGGGCGCATCCTTGTCCTCGGCCAGATCGGCGAGGATCTCAAGATAGAAATGGCCGGACTCGTGCAGGAACGTCGATAGGTCCGCCTTCTCCAGCAGGCTGATCGTGAACTGACGATCTGCGCCGAACTGGATCGCGCCGCGTCGGGTTTCGTCGAAACGCTGCTCAAGAATGCTCGGTGACTTCGGGTCGAAGGTGCCGCGGTTGCCGGTGGCAGACTTGATCTGGTTTGCAGTGAATGCGTGGTAAACATCCACCGGCTTCGAAGTCCCATCCAACACGTTCTTTACGATGATGCCGTCAAACCCCTCCGCACGGGCGGCCTCAGCAAGCGTGTCCGTGGTGTGGGATTCGTTCTTATACTTCAGATTCCAGCGTTGACTACCCTGTGCATCGACAATCAGCGGATTCTTCAACGCCATGTAAGCCGGTATCACATTTGCGCCAGGCTCGAACGTTCCTTTGTTCCCCTTCGCAGGCACCGTTTCGGCGTAATCGTTGGCCGCCTGTCGATCTGACGAATACCAAAGGCCGACTCCATCAAACTCTGAAATCTCTCCTCGGTATAGCCGAATCGGCTGGCCTTGCGCGTCAACGACTTTGCTGTTGCCGAACCACTTCCAGAAATTGCGTTGCTGCTCGACGCTCTGCGCGAGCAATTGCCCGCTGGCGTCTTCGATCGGGTAGCGCTTGCCGTTAACCTCGACGGTCGGGGCTTGATCGAAAGAAGTTAGCCCTTCTTGCGGGCCAGGACTTTCTTTGCTGCGCGCAGCAGCTTCTGTGTCTTGCTCATTGAGGAATGCTCGGACGGCTGTGATGAAACCTGAGTCGTCCTCAGCATATTGGACGGCGAGCCGCTCCACAAGCGCCGCATCCAATTCGGTCGCGCGAGTCACCATCGCAACTTCAAAGGCTTCGTCGACGCCGGCGAGGCCGGATTCTGTTAACTCGTCAACACTCGGCAAATAGTCCAGGAGCGCCGCGCGCTCGTCGTCCAGCGCCAGCGCCTTCTTGATTGTTTCGTTATCCGCCGTCTTTAGATCGATTCCAGCGCGGCTGACCAGTTCCTGTAGCCACTCGATCTGCGCGCGCCGACCTGCACCAATTGAGTTCACATTGCCGGCGGCATAGACCGGCGAGCCTGAAAGCTCTTTGGTGATCAGGTCCAGGACGAGATTCGGATCGCGCTCGCTGACGTACCCGGCCTCAACCAACTGCTCGGCCATGTCATCCAGCGAAAGCCCGTCCTTCTGGATGACGTTGCGCTGGAATGCCTTGCCGCCTTTGTCGATATCGCGCGCCGCCAGTTCTCCACCCTCATCCTTCAATCCACCCTTCGCGCGGATAAACTCAAGCATCGACGTGCCGAATGCTTGTTGCGGCGACGGGACGTCACCAGCCCGAAGTTGATCGATCAGCGGATCGATTGCGGCGTCGACACGCTTGATGGTTCCGGCACCTGGGATATGGCGCTGAATCTTGAACCCATAGCGCTGATACAGCTGCTGCGCATCGATGCCTGTGCGCTGGCCTAGCGTACGAAAGACCACCTGCGTCAAGGCTGCGTTCTTTTCAGCGGTGGATCGCTCCATGCCGGTCGCGAGCAGCTGCCCTAGAACATCGTCATAGATCGTTTGCGACGAATCGGGGCGCGCTTCGGTGACCTCGCGGTCCGCTATCTCCTTTGCTCGCCCTTCGATCAGCTCACGCTCGGTCTTCGCCTCCTCCGCAGTCAGACCGTCTGGCGTGAACGTGACATGACTCGTGAGCGCTTGCGCGTTTTTGTTCGCAGCGATCCTGGTGACGTACTTCTCCAGGGGAACGGCGAGCTTTGTGTTGGAGATGGCCGCTTCAAAATACGTCGTGGGCGATCCGGTCAATTCGGCCGCGGCTTGTGCCGCCTCCTGATCCGACTGGTACAGCGTTCGGAATGCAGCTGGGTCCAGATAGGCGAACTCTGATCCGGTCTGCGCCTTGATCTGCGCAACGAGTTCCTCAAGCTTCGCCGGCGAGCGAGTCGCCAGCTTCGACTGTTGGGCGAACCCGGCAATTTGCTCCGCGGCTGCTTGATCCTGATCAGCGGCCGACAACTGTCGCCCAGGAATGATCGCGCCAAGCACCGCGCGCGCGATGGCGCCAGCACCGCCTGCGGCAGCAGCCTCACGGTCGATTCCTTCGAATATGGGTGCGTTCGGATCGAACACGGCCTTTGCGGTGAGGTTGTGCAAGACACCTTCGACCGCCTCCTGTGCCGCCTCGATGCCACCGCCGATCGCGATATCCGCCAGCCGGCTAAGCACCGCGTTCTTGATCTGCGGCGGGACACGATTCAGCAAAGCATCCAGTCCATACCGCTCCGTTAATGCTGTGATGCTGGCCCCCATCAGCACCGCGGCGTCGGTCTGCTCGGGTGTGGCTCCGGCAGCCTCAGCACGATCACCCATGATGTCTGCGCCTTGGCCAAACAGGGATGCGAGGCTACCTGCACCGCCGGTGAGCATCTGCGTAATGACCTGGGCGCCCAGCTGGCCCACGCCCCCGGTGATGTCAGTCGCCAGATTCTGTCGCTCTTCCGGCACGTTGATTGCGTCGCCAGCTTCCTTCACTACGCCGCCCGGTCGCTTCAGGATCTCGCTTGGCGTTATCCACCACGGGGTTCCGCCGGTCGCATCAGCCAGCCAATCGCCCCCCGGCAGCGCGCGCACGCCGCGCTCCGTGTACCGACCGCCGGCCTCAACCAGTCGACCTAGCCCGGACAACGCGGTGCCCGGCGTCTTCACGCCTTGGCCGACGATGCTCCGCTCGATGTCGACGACCGGACGAACCGCCTCGGTCAGCGAGACCCGAATCGAGCGCAGATACTTCTCAAGGCCCGCCAGATTCTCGCGGTCGTCCTGCGCCACCGCGGCGTTGTCGAGGTTCGACATCCACTCCTGCGTGGTTGGCGCATCTTGGGCATCCAGCGCCTCACCGTACTTGCTCTTGCGCTCGAACGCCTGCGGATTGTCCGCCACAATGCGGGCAGGGATGCCCAACTCTGAGCCGCGGTTGATTGCCTGGGCGTACTGGTCAGGGTTATACCGTTGCGCCACATTGGCGACAGTTGCAGTCTGACGCTCGCTCTCCTGGGCCTGCGCGTCGAGAGCGTCACCGTACTTGCTCATATGAACGACAACACCGCAAAAACAGTGGGCCTATTTGGCACAGGCGCATTCGCCCTGGCTGCTATCGGATTTGGCATCGCCAAAGATTGGGAGCTAGCCATCACGTTCATTGTGCTGGCTGCTCTGTGCTTGCGCGCGGCGCGTTCACCGAGCGGTAGAGATTAACGATCGCCTCCTCGGTTACCGGCTTGCCGCGCTTCTGCAGTTCACGAATGATCTCGTTGCGGTCAGCGTCGGGCACATCGGGGATGTCGCCTTCATCGAGTTCGTACACGGGCTTGTCCCGACCCCAGTCAATCGCAACCTCGGCCGTCATCTCATCCAGAATCTTGCGTGCATCATCAGTGCCAGGACGCTTGCCGGTTTCCTCACGGAAGGCTCGCAATCGGTTTTCATACATTGAGACGAACTTCCGGCGCGATGCAGAGACCTTTGGCCCCTCTTTCGACGCTGGCTGAGCTGATCCGAAGATATCGCGCAGGCGTTCATCACGGACCTGGTTAATTGTCATGAAGCCCGTTGCCTTGCCGTCGAGAGACCCAGTGCGGATCTTTCGCTGCAGATCCACGAATTCCTCGAAGTCGCCATCGGATAGCTTCGGTCGATATTCCAACAGATTCATCTCGCCGAACTTTTGCGGATCGTCCGCTGACAGCTCAGAGAGTTCGATCAACGCCTCCGGGTCGGTTCGACGGACACCGCCGCCGGCCATCTGCTCGGCGTATGAGCGCAAGGAGTTCAACGTGGAGGGCTTCAGGCCGTTCTTGATCTTCAGCGGAAGGTCAGCGAACTTGCCACCCTCATTGATGAATGCGAGTGCCTCCTCTGAAAGAGCCTCAGCGTGCTCCAGCTCGGCCTGCTTGGCCTCAGCCTGGCGCACCTTAATCCGGTTCACCGTCGAGTCCCGGACTTCAGGGTTTTCGATATCGCGCGCGGCCTTCAGAGCGGCAGTAGACGTGCCGTACTTGGCGACGATAGCGTCTTCCTGAGCTTGCGACTCACGACGTACGGTCAGATCGCGGTTCTCATTTTTCGCCGCTTCAAGCAGCGCCACCCGCTTATCGGGCGCGATGTAATCGGCGACAGTCCCTTTCGGCTTGGATAGCAGCGCGATGCGATCCGTCGCCGGCTGCATGCCGACGTACGCCTCCGCGTAGTTAGCAGTCCACACCTGCTGATGATTTACTGCCTCTTGCTCGCTGACGTAGCCTTTCGCCTTGGCCCCGCCAATCATCTCTTGAGTTGCAGCAATCAACGCGGCTCGCGTCTGTTCATCCTTGGCGTTGAGGGCGGCGGTGCGGTTTGCTTCGAGCGTGGCATCAAGCGCTCCGCGTCCCCAGTCGATTTCCTTTCGTTTTGATACCCCACGGATCTCGCCGACCCCTCGCTCTACATCAAGCTTTGCGTCCATATCGAACAGCGCGCGATCGCGGTTGCTACGAATCAAGCCTGTTGCTTTCTCGCGGGCCTTCGCCATCTTCTCGGAATAGCGCGTCTCGTAGGTAGCCCAGTCACCGTCGTTCTCCAGTTCACGACGGGCCTCGATGTCGGCTTGCAACAGCGCCGACTTCGCCTGCGCATACGCGAACTTGTCTTCACGCTCCTGCAGGACATCAGCGGCTTGTCCAATGGTGCCGGCCAGCCGCTGCGTCGCATCGCCTACGATCTGGCCCGAGCGGTCCTGAAATCGAGGCGTGCGGGCCTGTGGAACTGAGTAGCCGAGTGAAGTTGCGTCAGGGATGCGCGGCATCAGGCGACCTTCTTCCCACCGTACTTGTCATACCAACTCGTAGCGCCGCCGAGTCCGGTGGAGGCAGCATCCATGTAAGATGCAGCCCTAGAGGCACGCCCTTCATTACGTGCCACTGCCGCGCCCGACCGAAGCCCACGCGCGACAGCATCACCGGAATACAGGGCGTTGAGCGCGTTCACCTCGCCCTGCGTATCAATGTTAGTCAGGATGTTCGTCACCGTCGGGTCGGACGATCCAGCGCCAGACGCGCCTGCAACCGCTCGTGCGCGGCTCATCAGGTTCTTCGCCTTCCGGCGCTCGATCAACGATTCGCGCTGGGCTTCTGCCTGCGTGGCCTTGGCGTCTTCTTCGCGCTGCTCTGCTTGATAGTTCAGCAGCTTTTGCTGATTGCTCCCCTGCTGAATCGTGCCGGCGACGCCGAGAGCGGTTGACGCAGCGGCTACGTACGGGAGCGCTGCCGCGAGGAATGCCACTTGTATATATCTCCGTCGAAGTGTTCGAAGCCGAGGCGCGGCAGAATGTCGGTCCCATCCTGTCGAACGGCATACACATCACGTCCGCATGTGTCCGCCAGTCGCATTGCCATCTTGATCGCCCGAAGCACCGTCATACGTCGCTTGAACGGTTCGATCTTGGGCTTGCTATCGCTGAACATCGTGGCGCAATCGCGGCCGTACGCGAGCCCCATCATGACGACCGGCTCATCATTGAGCAGAATGACGACCGCGCGCGCCGTCATGCGCTGAGTCTGGCCGTAGAAGCGGGTGAAATCCGCCGGCGTAGCGTAGCGGTACGTCAGGTCTTGTCGTTCGTCAGCATCGACACTGTCGCCGCAAGGACTGTCACAGGTCGTGGCGCTGTTGCTCTCAAGCATAGGCGGCTGTCAGTGCTCCACTCGCCTGGGAAAGAAATCATGTCCTCGTCGTAGCTTTCCCACACGGTGTTTGCTGCTGTCTCTTCGTACCGTTCAACCAACGGCATCGAATCCATGGTTGTGAAGTCTGGGCCGTACTCCAGTCCCTGGTAATGCGTGTCGGCGAGGATCAATCCGAGGTGATCGATGCGCTTGCGCTGGTTCAGCGGGGTGCCCATCGCAGCACCGAAGGCTTGCTTGGCGCTCTTGAAGAGCCCGCTGTAGCCAAGTCCAACGATGGCGCCCGTCACTGCTTCGGGCAGGCCGGTAATCTGCGCACCGGACACGGTGTATGTTCCAAGATCCTTTCCAGCGCCCCAGGCCACAACCTCTTTGCCTTCGAGGTGTCCGAGGCCGCTGATTGTGGTCGTCGCTGCACCCGAGTACACGATGAACGAATCCGCCTGCTTATTCAGCGTACCGCCGCGGCACTCCGATTCAAGCGCCCACTTTTCGATATACCGCCCCCCGGTGCGATTCACGACGTAATAGACGGCATCCTCGGTCGTGCCCGGCATGACGCAGACATCTTCGATATCCCCATCCGTCTCGATCTCCACCCAGCAGATGACGTTCTCGCCGGCGTCGAAGATCAGGATTGCCGCCGTGCCATCGGCGCGCACGCAATGGATGCGCGTGTCCGGCTGCCGCTGTGTAGCGATGTGGATGATTCCAGCCTCGTTAAGGTCTGGAACACCAATCGACAAGTCCTCGGAGCGATAGTCGTTTTGGTCTAGGTTGTAGCTCATTTGATAGAGCTTCAGCCCGCTGCGCTGAACGAAGATCCCTAGCGAGTCCACGCGAACCGCGTTGATGAGTTTCGAGCCTTGCGTACTCGCGGGCTTAATATTGAAGTTTGTCGGCGACAGCGGCTCGTCGAACGAGCTCGACCGCGCCGAGAACTCCGCGCCCTGAGTTCCGATGATGAGTCGCTGCATGGGGAGCGCCCAGCAGATTGAATCTACCGGGCCCTCGCCGATGCTTCGATTGATCGGGCCTGCATCGCCCTCAAAATTATCGTCGAAGTCCTCGAAGGCATCGGAGATGGAACCGATGGACTTATCCGCACCAAACCACCACAGACGCCCTTCGTACAGAGCAACTGCTGACGGCCAGCCGCGACGGTCCGACCAGATTGATTCCCACCAGTCAGAGCTTGCCGTAACCGCGCCAAAGGCGGTAAGTGCGACGGCTGTGACCTGTGTTGGGCTGGTGTAGCCGGTGACCCTGGCAACGCCGGTGATGCTGCCTGAAGTGTAGGTCAGAATTACTTCCACCGGACCGGAAGTGAACGCCCCTGCCTTCACGCCGATGCGGTAGTAGATGATCTGATTGTCGAGATCATCGTTGTAGCTCGTCGACTGTTCGGTTGAGTAGCTCGTCACATCGACCCAGCTCCCCGGTTCCGCCACTGAGTACTGAAGCGTGACCGTCGCTGTAAATGTACCGATGATGGTAATGCCGAAAGCTCTCTGGCCCTCAACGCCAGCGACTCGGATGGGATCCGAGAACGTATTCTCCGCGTTGATCGATTCGGAGACGGTCTGTCCGCTCGATTGAATCCGATAGAGTGAGCCAACGTTTGTCGACTTGAACAACGCACTCGATGCAGTCAGCGTCACATCGCCAGTGAGTCCGGACGGCGTGATTGTGATTGGCGTTGTATTGACGTTGCGGAACGGCCCGGTTTCGGGCTCGTACAGAACGACAGACCAGGAACGAGTCGCTCGACGTTCGATCTTCCGTTGCTGATAGCCGCCGCACGCCACGTACAGAACGTCCCCCGACTGCGTCATGCGAATGAGCAAACGATCTGCAGCCTGGTAGGGAACCGTCAGTTCAACAGTCCCAGACGACTCAACCGCAATTGAATCGACCAGAGCAGTAAATGACCGGCGGTTCATCAGCCGAATATGGAAGTTCCCTGTCGGCGTGAACGACAGCGAATGTGTGCCAGTGCCTAGCGTAGTCTCGGAGATGTATTCATCACCACCCGATGTTGAGCCCACTCGCAAAATCACCGGACCGCGGGTGATGGTCACACGCAGTGCGTGTTCCGTGCCGGCTTGGTTCACCGTCACCTGCTGGTCGCGGATCGCGGCGTTCGTACCGTTGCCAAGCAATGCGAGATAGCCGCCAGTCAGCCAGTCTGAGGTGGCGCCAGATTCGTCACTGTCCGTCCAGCTGGCAACGTCGGTCGTGAATGTCCCGTTCACGACTGCTGCCGTCACCGCCGGGCGCGTAAGAAGCACATCGTCAATGCGGATTCGAAGCACACCCGCCGTGATCTCAAGCTGAGCGGTGTCATCAGTGGCGAAGACGAACGGGAATAGCTTCGCTGCGGCATCGCTACGCGTGTCGCTGATGTACTGCCATCCCGGGCGCAGCATCATGGAGCCCAGCACACGAGGCATCCAATTCGTCATCACCTCAGCGGACAGCGGGGTGCGGTTCAGATCAATGCGCGCGAGGCCGAGCCTGCTCAGTATTCCTCGGTTGAAACTGAGCAGCGCGTTGTTCTGCTTCATGTCAGCCGATCAATCGACTTCGAATTCCGCGTTCACGATTGCCGCGACCGCGGCGTGCGCGGTTCCAGCTTCCCTCTGGCAAGGCTTTCGTCGCATCTTCCATGGCGTCGGTGGACTTCGCCTTGACCAGCCACACCTCCGCATCGCGCTCAAGGTTGTCGCGCTTGGACTGGTTCTGCGTCAGCGACATGCAGACACGGGCTGCGAGCCACGTCTCGACGTAACGCGTGAAGTTCGCCGGCCACTTCGCATAGTCGCCGCCGAAGGACGTTCCGCTGTCGACATAGGACACGTAGATGGTGTCCAAATCGGCATACCAGTAGTCGCCCTCGTCCTTGTAATGCAGAAACGGGCAACGAAGGCTCTCATCAGAGAACACGCCGGTCGTCCGCACCCAGTCGTCGGGCTTGTCGAACGCGTACGTGTAGCCGAATGCAGGATCGATTGACGGCGAGTAGGTGAGTTCGACGGTGTTCGTCGCGAAGTTCCACTGGCCAGCAGCCAGACACGTCTTCAGCGCGTCATCGTCCCAGATGGAATCAAGCACGCGCCGCGGCTCACGGTTCTCGGCCAGAGAGGCGAGCTTACGTTCGCCGACCTCTCGGAGCGCGCCGTTATATATCGACAGCTTGCTAGGCATTACGCCGCCATCGCCTTGGCATGACTTACCAGGTACTGCTCGGCAGCCTGCCTAGTTTCGAGCCCGTCCTTGACCAGCCCCTTGTCCTTCGTGCGCACGATGCGCCACTTCGCGTGCGGGCCGGCCCAGCCGATCTTGTACTCGGCCGATTCTCCTTGGGGCTCAGCCGCAGCGGAGAAGTCACAGCGGCGCAAGATCACCACCTTCGCGAATAGCCTGCCGGCGTCTTCAACCCTCAGCTCGACGAAATAGCTGCCATCCTCCGCATCCACCTCAATCCGATCGCGAGGCTTCAGCTTCGCTGAGATGTGCGCCCAGTACTGGGGCTCCAGCAACGCCTCGATCGGCGTGCCGTGTTCGGGCGTCACGTACCAAACATTGCGCATGTGTTGCGCGAGCTGAATTCGATCGGTTGCAAGCTGAGTCATCGCCAGTCTCCTGAGTTTCAGAAATGAAAAGGGCCGCACGTGGCGGCCCCTTCCGGTTGAGGACAGAAACTGAGATCAGTCGCTGTCGGTTTGCGTGATGGTCGTCAGATCGTTCAGGTCGGTCGTCCCATCGCCGGTCGCGCTCACCTGGTGCAACGTGGTGATCACCGGAGATGCGTCGGTATCGGTCACGTAGACCACATCGCCGACCTTCAGCCCCAACGAACCACCATTAGTGATGTAGTTCGCCGCATCGACCGTGGCTGCCGCGTCAGTGCTGGAGTACGACCAGACGCTCGGCCCCGTGCCGTTCAACGACTGCACCAGCAGGCGCGGAGGGTTCGAAGTTGAATAAGCCATGCCTCATCCTCCGATTACGAGATCGCCGAAGCGTCGTGAACCATTTCGACCACGCCGCTGTTTTGCAGCAGCTTGGAACCCATGTGGACCGTGCAACGCGCCCACGAATACGCCTGCTCTTCGTCGTAGCCGATCGGGGATTCCAAGCCCGCCGAATCGACTGCGTGACCAATCGCAGACTTGTGAAACATGAAGCACGATTCACTTGCCGTGCCGACGCCGGCCACCTTCGGGTGGACGATCCAGTTGACGCCCATCCAGAAGTACATCATCGGGCGGTCACGCCACGCGGGGTCCGCGTTGTCCATGGGCGCCTTGCCGATGTACTCGCGGCTCGCGAATTCCTTGATCTGCATCAAGTAGCCTTCGAAGCCCGGCGAGATGACCGCGAAGATGTTCGAATCCCAGGGGACGCCGGCATTGCCAAGCTTCGTTTTGGCTTTCGTCACGAGAGCCATCGAAGCCGTAACAGCTGCACCCGTGGTGATCGTGCCAGTCGCCAACTCGGTCAGGATCTCGCTGTCGATCTTCCGGTTGATCACAGCCATCGTGTTCATTTGCATGATGGCGCGCTGGTTGCCCTGGGACGCGAAGACGTTGAAGTTCGTCTTACGGCGCAGGTCATGCCATTCGGCCAGCGTTGCAGTGAGCTGCGATTCCGTGTCCGCCTTCGCCGGGATCAGGCCATCCACGCCGCGCGTCACAGCAGTGTCGGTACCGCTGCCCGCGACAAGGAACGTTGCCTGATTCCCTTTGATTACGGATTCAGTCGTCACCGCATCGCGCAGCAAGGACTGACGTTGTTCGAACGCGGCAATGAACTCTTGCCGGTATTGGACTTGTGCTGCATCAACAGCCATGGTGGTAACTCCAAAACAAAAGGGGTTTGAAGCCTTCGCTTGGGGTTGCCGCTGGCTGATCAGGATCGGGGTGTCGGCATTGCGCCGGGCCTACCTGTTCGAAGCGGAGCCTTGCTACAGCAAGTTAGCCATCCGACCGGGGCCTTTCGGGGTGTCCGGTGTTTGGCTCAGATTCGACTATCTAACAACGTCTATCGAAAGTCAACGGTCCATAGGCATTGGCTATGCCGCCTTGCCCCGCTGCTGCAGCTTGATACGCGCTGCGTACAGATCACGAAGACGCGCCTGCATCTTCTCGTCCTTGTTGTAAGCCGTGCGATTGGTTCGCATGGTCTTCTCAATCGTGTCGATCTCGGCCTGCACCGACTGCACTGTGCCTTCGTTGCCGGACGGAGTGATGTGACCCGCAGGGTTGATCTCGCGTGCCTGAGCCACCAGCCACGAGACCACCTCGGGGCGATAGAGAATAAAGTTGCCCTCGGCATCGCGTGCGGACTTGAGCACGTCCTGCACGTCCTTCGGCGCGGATTCCAGGTAGCTCGCGTAGACGTTGGCGTTCGCCTTGAAGTCAGCGCCCCAAGCTTCGCGAAGCTTGGCTTCGAGCGCGGGCTTGGCCTGTGAGTCTGCATCCTGCTGGGCCTGGATCTGCTGATCTTGCAAGCCGTAGTACCACTCGGCCAGGTCGTGGATCACTTCGGGCTGGACGTTGCGCGCGTGGAGCTTCTGCGCCACTGAATCGAACAGCGGCTTGTCGTCCTCGCCGATCACGAGGCCATTCGGCAGCTTCTCGAAGTAGCCTTCCGGCTTTTCGGGAATGTTGTTCCCCTTGCGCCACTCGGCTACCTGCTCGGGCGTCGCGTCTTTCGGCAGCGGCTTGGCGAGCTCGCCGGAGCTGATCTTCTTGACCGCCTCCAAATACGCCTTCGTGAAATCTTGGGGCGTTGCGTACCGCTCTAGCAGCTTTGAAGCCTTCTCGTCGCCGCCGGAGATATCCGCGCGCCACGTCGGAGCGAACGTCGGACCGCTCGGCTTTGTCGGGTCTTGCGGGGGCGGAACTGCGGTATTGGTGTTCGGCGGAACAGCTGGAACAGCCGGTGCGGCCGCCGGAGGCGCAGCGACCGGGGCCGGCGCGGGCTGATTCACATTCAATGTCGGATCGGCTGCTGGTGCAGCGGGAGTCGGAGTCGTCACTTGCCAGTCTCCTGTGTTGATTTGGCTTGCCGAATGGCGGCAAGGTTGAGTTTCAATTTCGTCACAATCTGCAGGCCCACGTGACGCTTGCCCTCCGCAAACGCGGTATCGCGGTCACTGCTCGGTCGATAGGAAAGGTCGTATGTCCCTGCGTTGGTGATGATCCAATCCAGGGCGCGCTTCTGCTGATCCGCTGTCGCATCTCCGCGAGCGAGTGCCTGAATGGCGGCAACGTCAGCAGGCTCCCAGTCGAATGGCTTCCAGGGCGAGGCGTCGGGCTTCTTCATGCCGCTGCCAATGCTTCAGCCTTGCCCGCCGTCTCTGCCACGTCAGCGCCCTGCTGAGCCACAGCCAATGCTGCCTGTGCTTCCTGTTGCTGCTGCATCTTCTGCGCCTGAGCTTCCACAGCCTCCTCGGAGCGCATCCACTTTGCATCGATGCCGATACCAGACAGCGCATCGCGAAGGGCGACACGGGCATCCACAGTGGCCACTGACGCCGGATCAATCTCGGCTGCCTCACGCAGCAAGCCTTTCGCCTCCAGGAACTTCTGGCCCTTCTGCCGCTCGATCGCCTGGTGCAATGGGCTTTCGAACTTGAAGCGCACATCCTCACCACGGAGTGATTCGGGGAATTCTTCCATCGGCCCAAAGGCGCCAACCCTCATCAGGGCATCGAATGTCATCTCACACAGCGCACCGTTGTATTCGTTCTCCATGGGCTCGAACAGCGGCAAGGCGTTACGGATGTATTCCTGAATGCGCTGTCCGGTCTCATACGCGGTCATCTCGCGATCCGGCGGCGGCAGACTCAGCTTGTTGAGGTAGAACGCCTGCTGAAGCATGCCCTTCTTCTCTTCGGACACGTCCAGGCCGAATGGCAAACCGCTCTTGTCCTGCGTGATCGGACGCAACACCTCGCCAAGGCGCTCATCATATTGAGCGTCCACCCAGGTGATGCCGCCCGCATACACCGCAATGTCGGAGCGCAATGCTTCCTTGGTCGCGATCAGCGGAGGGCGCACCGCCATTTCACCCGCCTCCAGCAGTGTGAGCGTCATGGCCTGGAGCAAACGCGCATCAGGTAGTCCGGCAACTGCCGCCGGTGAATAGGCGTACTGCGACCCCGACACGGTCTGCCAGCGTGGAATGCAATAGATCTGACTCCACGACGCCACCTCGCTGATGAGGTGATTGTTGTCCAGGTCGATGTAGATCGAAACGTAAGGCGTGCGGTACTTCTTGTCGCCCTCGTACACATCGGTCGGGATCACGATATGCCGACACCTGATCGTGTTGTATGGCGTCTTGTCGAGCTGTTTGGTGACGTTCGCGTGCAGCTTGTCCTTGCCGAAGATGGCGTGGAGCGTGCGTACGTCTGGATTCCAATTGCGGTGAATGTCACCGATGGTGCCGTTGTACTTCTCGCACCAGGCAACGTCCCGCAGGTGCCAGCAGCGGTAGAGCAGCGCTGTGGTCGACCAGTCAACCTCAAGCGATAAGACCGGCTGACCGAACGCTGCGAAGTCGTGGTCGCCCTCCTTCGTTGCCCGGACGAACTGCGACAGGCGATCGTACATGGCGCGCTTCTGCACGCCCGTCGCCCACTGCAGCCATTCCTTGCCGGAGTTGGCCAGCCGCTCATCATCGTCGATGGATATGCTGAACCACTGCTGGCCGCGCGGGCGAAGCATGGACGAGATCGAATCTCCGAGTTCACGACGCACAAGCAAGGGGTAGCTCGTCGTCAGGTTTCCGGCATAGTCATCACCGATCTCGCGCTTGACGGTGAAGTCAGCCCGCTCGGGATAGAAGTTCTCGGCGATGTCCTGCCACAGCAGCATCAGTGTGCCGCGGCTTTGGAACAGCTGATCACCCTGGCCGATCAGCTTCTTGACGTCTAGCATTGGCTGTGCGCTCTGTCTTCGGCGGCCCAGTGTTCTAACGTCATCGAACGGGCGGCCTCCATCTTGGCCAGGCGCTCAGGGTTGCCGCGGGCTTTGCGCACTTGAGCATCCATGATTGCAGTCACGATTTCTCGTGAGGCGCGCTTGGCCGCTAACGCACGTTCGTGCTCCAGCTTTTCCGCCTCGTCCGTTCGCTGGAACACCCAGCGCAGAAATCGATTGAGCACGATGGC